GCATCAAGGTCTTCTGAATCTAAAGATAATCTTGCTTCCAAGGAACCAATCTTGCCTCTTAGTTCTTTAAGTTCATTGATTACTTTTACGCTAGACTGTTGGACTTGCTTGATATTTCTGCCAGAATCTACTGCACGGTAAGTATCAATAAAGCGTGCAGGAACAGGAATAGTATTGTTGATAAGATTTTTAATTCCAGGACCTAAGTGTCGTAATGTAGCAATAGAGCCAACAGATGCAGCAATACGAAGCTGAGAATCAATACCATTACGGATTGTATATCCAAGTCGAATCAATGCTCCTGCCTTGAAAGCATCTTGTAGTATGTTTGTAACGTTTAGAACTATATCATTTCCAGCACCAACAAAATTACGAAGTTCAGAGTTATGGCGCTTAAGAAGTTTATCCATTAACTTAAAATCCATTATTGGCAAGAAATCTGCTGTTTGAGATTCTAGTTGTGGGACCTTAATAATTGAACCATCTACATCAACCATAAACCCTTTATCTTGAATAGACTTCAGGGCAGAGGTGCGAGCACCTTTATAGTTGTTGTAAATCTTGTTAGCGGTATCTTCGTCTATATCGTATTTATCTGTTAATCTACGAAATGTTGAGTTTTCGATATTAAGTGCTGCAACCATACGCTCTTCAGGTGTACGAGCAGCAATGTAGTTATCTAATAAACCTTTAGATTCTTCTGGAGTAAAAAGATTAAGACCACGTAAGGTTGGTGCTGCTAGTCTTGGTGCCTCGTTTGGACCAATAACGTTTATGGTTGCAATTACTTCTTTGTAAGAATCAGCATCGTTAAAGTCAATTAAACCTGCAGGTCTTTCTTTTAATCCCCAAGAAACCTTTTGGTATAAGCGGTGAAAAGGTGTTGGTTGAAAAACCTCTACACGAGGATTTCCGCTAACTCTGTCATAGAACCTAACAGCGCGGCCTTCAGCTACTAAATTTTCTAGTCCTTGTAAACCTTTTCCAGTTGTGCGTGTAAGCGCACCGCCACCTTCACCAATTTCCATTAACTTTGCAAAGTACTTATCGTTTTCTGCAAGTGATGCGTAGTTAGCAAGAGCATCTTGCGTAACTGCTGGGTTATCGTTAAGGAATGGAAGCATTCCAGAACCGTCAGGGGCAGCAAATAACTTGTATTCATCAACAGATGATAAATCTCCACGAGCAGTCTCTAGTGCATCTGTAATGTAGCGACGAGATTGACGTAATTCGTCCATTGCTACAGGATCTGACAAAGCAGAGCGCAAAATAAGTGCTGTCTCGTCAATATCTATAGAATCACCTAGCAAATGTGCGAGCAATCCTGGGTTAGATGAAGACCTAACCATTGGATGACTAATAGCGTAATCAGAACCATTCTTAGTAAAGTCATCTAGCACCTTAGTCATACGGTTTACTTCACCATACTGTGCTTTTGTAATATCTTCTGCTGCTTTTGCTACATCATCTGCTGTTGATAGCTTACCAACACCAACATCGGATGCTTTTAATACTTTAACACCTTTGCCTGCTGCAAGAGTTACATCTCCAACTAACTGAATGCCTACATCAAAAGTACCAGATAGGGCTTTGCCCCAAGCGCTATTCTTAAATGCTTGTTCGCGTTGCTTTGGATCATAAACATTAAACTTTGGGTCGTAAACATTTCTATAAAAAGCAACAGTTGCTTGACCAAATGAAATATCTTGAGCGCCTTTGTATGCTTTTGCATAAACTTGAGGATCAAAAAAACCTGTAACTGGTTCACGACCTGATGTGATGTCTCCCATAACTAAGCTAACGGTAGTTAATGGCTCACGAATGTACTCACGATTAACCTGGTTAATGCGCTCAAGGGCTGGTGCAACACCAGGAACCTTCATAATTGCTCCACCTGCAGATGCAAGTGGCTTAATTATATCTTTTCCTTCTGTTTTTGCAGCAGTCTTAAATGTCTGAACAAAGCCATTATACTGAGCCTGGTTATTCCAAGGCGCAGTACCTACATCCCACGCAAAGCGTGCAGCGCTTCCAATGCCACCTGTAATTTCACCGGCCCATTTAGCAAGATTAACCGCAGAACCTTTTGCTGTTTTTTCTACAGATGAAGCTATATCACCAATTCGGTTCCATATCTTTTGTGTTTCCATACTATAGTGAGTCCATTAGTTGTCTAATTGCTCTACGTGTTTCAGGTGATGTGTTTTCTAAAGATGCAACGTGAGAAAGTACTGGAGTATAAGATTGGATATTGGTGTTAAAATTTGTGTAATCGGCTGGTTGATTCATCATTAAAGAATCTGATCCAGCACCATCACCAGGGTCAATACCTGTAGTGATTGGCTCGTTTGGTCGCTCAGTTGGAGCGTATAGTGAAGTTACTGGTTGCCCTGTTGAAGTTGGACGCACATCATCAGTTTTGGCTAGCGTAGCACCTGATTTAATAGCCTGCGTCTCTAAGCCTTCGCCATATGCTGTTGAACCCAATTCTAATTTATCAGTACGAACTGAGTACTTACCTGGACCTGATACGCCTGCTTTTGGGTTCATCGGTGCAGTTGTCATTTGTCCTCCTCTAAACTTTCTAAATCTGCTGTCATATCTTCCCAAGCCCTATTGGTTTGAGTAAGATGATTTGAATGATAAATTGCTAACTCCATTAGCTCACCTGTTAATGTTTCAACAGATGATGCAATGTTGTGTATAAAGCCTACGCCTACAACAACTAAGTCAAGAAAGCGCACTGGGCGAGGAACGTAGTCATTATCTTTCATCGCTCAGTACACCTTCCATTAAAAAGTTATTATCCCTTTTTGACTTTGTTTCCCTTGCGTCCTGCTGGCATCATTGATGGCATTACTTTGCCGCCTGCTGGCTTGGAGTTGTCCATCTTGCCTTCCTTTGGCTTAGCCATTGGAGCTGCTGCACGTGATCCTTTGTTCATATTACACCTCCTCTGATTATGCTGCGCCGGTGATACCAGCTAGTAGTTGGGCTATATCGGGTTTTTGACCAGCAGCAGGGGCCTGACCAGCTTGTTCTTGTGGAGGTTGCTGCGAGGCAGGAGCGGGGGCCGCACCTGCTGCTGGAAGCTGTTGCTCCATACCTGGTGCCATAGGTGGCATCTGCTGGGCTGGAGGTGGTTCTGGTGTAAATGCTTTTTCAATAACTGATTCTAATGACTGTCCCTTTTGACGACCTTGGATAACAGATGCGATACGTGAGATAATCTCACTAGGGTCTTGGCCTTGCGCTGCAAGGGCTGGAATTGCTTGAGCATACTGAGCAACAGCCACCCGCAGAGAATCGCGCATTTCTTCGATATCAACACGTTGTTCCTCCTGCGTAACATTTAAGTCCATTGGAATCTCACGACGTACATAGTCACGAGATACGAGCTTGTCTGAACGCATTTGTAGTAAAGCAATGATGGCACGGTTAGGGTCCATACCAGACATAATTCCGTAACGTACATCTACGTTGTACTCACCCTTGATGTCACGAGATGGTGTGTACTTGAGAACGTAAGGTGTTCCGTCATCTGTTCCCTTGATGGTCTTTGGAATACCACCAAATACTTTCTCATCTGCTTCAAAACATACTGAGATAAGTTCTTGGAACATACGAGCAAACTGTGCTTGCGCTGCCTTGATCTGTGTATCAAAGCCTGCTTGTAGGGCTTGTACACCGCGACCTGTTACAACTGATGCGTCAATGTTACCTGAACGAGATTCAGGATAACGAGCACCAAGGCGTAGTTCACGCTCTAGTACACCTGATTCTGCAAAGATGCCAGGTGGTAGGTCTAATGCAACACGGCGAATACCTTGTGGATTGGCAGAGCGCATAATGGAATCTGGTCCAAGTGCCAACTCTTGCACATCTTGTGGGATAGCAATAGGTGCTTGGATAGACTTTTCTGCTGCTTGAATCTGTAGGATTGCAAAACGAGCACGAGCAAGTTGTACGGATAGAACATCATCAAACTGTCCACGTGCTTCACCATCAAGGG